TTATCTTTTATGTTAAAAATTCTATATAAAATGATTTTATTTTTATCGTTTTTATAATACTCTAAATCTACTAAAAAATTAAATCCATAAGGATTTTTCAAAACTTCTTCGGCTATTTTCTCATCACTAAAACTAACATCAACCGCATAAGGACTTAAAGCATCGCACTTTGCCTTATGTTTTGTTTTATTGTCTATTTTATTTGTAGTTTTATACATCGTTATCAAAGCATTTTCATGTATCTTTTGATATTCAATTTCCTTTTTTTCGCAAATGTAATTAGCATTTTCATAAATAAGCTCAGCTTCATCACTATTTATTCTCAAAAGTTCTTCACCTTTATGATTGATAAAAAAAGTATTTTGATTTATAGTAACGGGTGCAAATATATTTTTTAAATTATTGGCATTATACTTAGTAAAATGCGGATTTTCTTCTATTTCTTCTATACTTTTTGATTTGATATTTTTAAAAGATATAATAAGTTCTATAAATTCATTTAATGCTTGAATAGGTGCAATAATAGGCAAAACTTCTCCTGCTATTTCAAAAACCAAAGAATATATATCACTGCCAGTTTCAACTTTTTCTAAAAAAATTTTACTTTGTGTTATACCGTGTTCTTTTGATATAAAACTATCCATTAATTTTTGAAAACTTAACAAAGAATTAGCCATTATCCCAAGTTCTATGTTTTCTTCATGGATAATTTTTATTTTAAAATTAACAATATTTTCTTTCTCTTCTGTCATTAATTCTCCTTTTAAATTAAAAAATCTTATTAGCCAAAGAAAAAGCTAAGCTTATACTTTGTTTTATAGCTTCTTCATCTGCTAATTTTATACTATCTCTAAGTTTATCACCTAAAGTTTTATTATTTTGTAATGTTTTTGGGATTGATTTTAAAATTTCTAAAGATTTAAGAGTTAATCTTACACCAAAAAAACACTCAAACCCTAAAGTTTTTACCTCTTCATTAAAACTAATAAAACCAAAATCTCTTAATGCTATAATCGTTTCATAGACAAATTTTACATCTTCTTTGGTTGCATCGCTATCCTTGATAATGTCTTTTAAAATGTAAATATCTTTTTTTATAGGAAAATTATCAAGCAAGATAGCTAATACTTTTGCGCTATAAAAATCAAATTTTTCTATATTGCTTTGCATTATATTACCTCTTTTCTTTTTCCTCACAAACAAAATAAACTTTTACATTCTTATTTTTATTGATTAAAAGAATTTGTTCGTGTAAATTTTCAAAAGGACTTTCTAAATTGTCATAAAATTTCAATCCACACACAGGACAATTTTTAATACTATTGTGAGTATCTATAATGATTTGCGTTTCACAATTTTTGCACTCTAGTTTAAACTTTTTTATCTTGGCGATTTCTTGTTCCATCACATTCCTTTTTACAAACAAAATAAAATTCTGCATTTTTATTTTTGCTAACACTTTTGAACAATTCAGTTAAAATTTCAAAGGGATTATATCCTAAATTTTCATCTATAAACTTTATTCCACATTGCGGACAAGTTTTAATAACATTACCTATTTTTGTAATGATTTTTGTATCGCAATTTTTACATTTTATTTTTAATTCTGTAATTTTTTTTAAATTCTTATCCATATTTAAACCTTATTTTATTAGTTCAAAAAGCAAAACCACCTATGCCACTAAATAAATCAAGATGGTTTATTTTCATTTAATAATTCCGCATTTTCGTGGATATTGCCGATGATTTCAAAGCCTTTAGAAGCTAAAATTTTTAGCTGATATGGTAGAATAGCTTCTGTTTGCAAACTTGCACTAAATCCCATATTATTACTAAAACCAACTTTAAAAATACTCGCATTACCATTATCTTCCACTTTAACAATATCATTTTCATAAATATTTTTACCATTTTTATCACAATAACCAGTCCATAGCTCGATTTCAAATTTATCATCATAATTTTCAATAAAATCATAATTTCCATATTCACCAAATAATAATCCAGCCTTTATTTCTCCAGGATTATGATTAAACTCAACGAGACATAGATTATTTGTTATATAATGTTTTTCTCGACTGCTCCAAAGTCTAAAACTAAAGTCTCCTAATTTCATTCTTTCTCTCCTTTTGTACTTCTTTCAACTTCTTGCCATTCTTTGTCACTTTTAAATTCTCTATCAACTTGCTTTCAAAATCGCTTTTAAAATGGCTATTTGCCCTTTACCTGTTATTTTTGTCGTGCTTACAAGTCTATCGCCGTTGATGGTGCTAACAGTCGTTTCACTTACCTTAAAAAGTCCTTGTTCGATGTATTTTTGATAAGGTTTGTTATCGCTCATTAAAAATCCTTTTTCACGCAAGATCTTAAAAAGTCTTTTCTCGCCAATTTCAAGATTATTTTTTTCGTGTAAGATTTTTGCATAATCTCTTATCAAAATAGCATCATTTGTGTTTTGAATGCGATTTGCAAAATGAATTAAAGGTGCATTTTGTTCGGCTTCGTTTTTTAGGCTTTGATTTTCTACTTGAAGTTTTTCATTTTTTTCTAAAAGCTCTAATTGCATTTGCAAACTTTCTTTTAATGAAAGCGGTTTATAACTTTGTTTTTTAAGCTCATTTTCTAAGTATTCTAATCTATCGATTATCTTTGCTCTTAGCTCAACACTATATCCACTCACTAAAATCAATACTTCTCTTTTTGGCAAGCGATAATACTTGTAAGATTGCTTATTTTGTGTGTTTTGGTAGGTGTCTTCAAATTTGAAGACACCCCCTTCAACCACTTTTTCTAAGTAAGTTTCTATATCTCTTATAACATTAAAATGCTCCTTGCCTGTAAGCTCTGCTATCTCTAAAGAAGTTAAGCTTATTTCTTTGTTTTCATCTTTTTTAAAAAGTTCTAAATTCATTTATTCTCCTTAAAATTTTTTAGTGTTTAAATGAAGACTTAAGAGCCATCTTAAAAGATGGCTTAATTTAAGAAGAAATAAATAAATTTGAGGACTTTAAAAGAATTCTCATTAGTCCTCATTTAAACACTAACCAAAACATAGGACCTGCATTCAAAGTCTAAAAGACTTTTGGTATTTTGGTAAATCAACAAAGCTTTAAAAAAGCCCACTTTCCACACCGTCGCCTGTGAGTGTAATAAATATAAGAACACACTAGCCATAAAAGGCTAGTGAAGCAATCTAAAAAATATCAAACCTTTAAAGTTCGCAATTGTAGGCGTTTATCCACTTAACGCAACTTTTGCAAAAACCCTTTAAGCACACTTTTTGCTATCACTTTAAAAAATGCGATTTTAAAGTGCTTAGATAAATGTGCTTAATGAGGCTTTTAAGCCGCCTCGATCTCTTCTAATAAAGCTTTAATTTCTTTCATAGATTTTTCATAGGCTTGCTTACGGATTTCGTTCTTTTTATACTCGCTTTTTAGCTTTTCTATGCGTTTTATTAGTCTTTCATCCTCTCTTAAACCCAGTTTTAAAAGGGCTATTTCAACCTTTGCATTTGTAAGATTATTTGAAAGCCAACTATTTAAGACATTGTGAGCTAAATTTAGTTTTAACCCTGCTTCTGTTATGCTACTAACACCTAATTTTTGCTTTATAGCTTGTTTCATTTTGAAACCTTTATGCTGATAATCGTTTTTTCAAAAAGTCCATCACTCACAGCTTCTATGCTTATCTCATCATTTGTATGTAAAAAATTAAGCGCTTTTTCGAATACCTCATCGCTGAAATTAAAACACTTTCTAAGTTCTTCCTTTTCTTCGCTTTTTCTAAAGCTTAAAACATCTAAAATTGATCCTGCTGCTATCATTTTTTGCTCCTAAAAACTTTCTAAGTTAAAACTTGGCATACTTATTGCTTAGTTAAATAATTATTTTATTTTGTAAAATTAATTATGTATAGAATTATATATTAATTTTAAATATATGTCAATATATATTTTTAATTTTTATATTAATTATAAATATATTAAGTTTTTAATATAATTATAAAAATACTATGCAAGGAATTAAAATGTCAGAAAATAAAGAAAATATTTCATTTGAGAACTATGAAAAGAATTTAAAGCTACAACTTGAGAGTAAAAGAAAAGATTTAGATATTCAATTGACAAGTATAATCCCTGGACAATTTCAAGCTATAAAATTATACATGTGGCTTTGCACTTTTATAATAGCAGGTGACATCACTATACTTAATAACTATATAAAAACAACCCATACAGATCTATTTACTATTATTCTTTTTAGTGTTTCAATTGTATTTCTAGGATATTGCGCTTTCTTTTCCTTGCTTGCCTTAAAAATAAATAATACAATAGCTTTTCCACAAGATCAGTATGAAAAGATGTCTAAGTTAAATTCTGACAGTTTAGAATATACAAATGGAATTAATGCTATGATATCTTCTATATTAGATGCTTTCGATAAAAATAACAAAATTATTAATAATATGAGTAAAGATATTAGTAAAATTTATGTTTTTCTTTTTATTGGAGCTAGTATATCTTTTTTTGCTATAATAACAAGTGGTGCACAAATCGTAAAAGGAGAAATAATTATGTCGGACAATAAAGAAAAAGTAATAAAACCAACTCCACAAACTGGAACTACTACACCCATAATCCCAAAAACTAGAGGAGATAAACCCGAGCAAGAAAAAAAATAATCTTTAAGGCGTAATACGCCTTAATCAAACAAAATATAATACCCGAAAAAGAAAAATACAAATATGAACCAATACTCCATTTTCAAATCCTTAAAATAACATAATACAATTTTAATTTAAAACTTGGCATACTTATTGCTTAGTTAAATAATTATTTTGTTTTGTAAAATTAATTATGTATAGAATTATATATTAATTTTAAATATATGTCAATATATTTTCAAGGTTATATTTATGGAAAATTATTATGAATTAGTAGAAGAATTAAAAACTTTTTTTAATGTAAAAAGTTTAGAAGAAGTAGCAGAGAGATTAGGATATAAAAAAAACAATGCAAATAATTGGCGGAACAATAAACAACTTTCAGCTCAAGCATTGAAAAAATACTATGAGTTAAAAAAGGCTAATAATTCAGTCTCTATTCATCACCACAAAGATACTATAACCATTCGTTATTTTCCTGACATTTACGCAAGTGCTGGTTTTGGCAATACAAATGAAAATGAAAATTTTCAAATTATCAACGTAGATAAAACTTTTTTAACTGAAGTTTTAGGAGTGCCTTACAAAACTCAATATGATATGATTAAAATTTATGGTGAAAGTATGGAACCTTTTATACAAAATGGCTCTTTTATCATCATAGATACCACTAGAAATTCACTCGATAAAATAAGAAATGGCGATGTAGTAATTTTTCGTAATAGCAATAATGAACTTTTTTGCAAACGCATTCTTAAAAATGCTTTCGATGATGATATAGTTATTAGCAGCGATAATTTTAATTTTAGAGATAAAAAGGTAAAGAAGAGTGCTTTAAAAGATCATGTATTTATAGGCGCGGTAATTTGTTCTTGTAATGCAAAGATATTTTTAAATCAAATTGAAAGAGTGTAAATGTTTAAAAAAATATTTTTGTTAGAGCTATTTTATTTATTTATTCTGCATATAATTAAAATAATAAAGTAAGAGGCAATATAAATGCAAAAAGTAATAATTAAAAATTTAGGACCTATACAAGAAGCGGAAATAATTTTAAAACCATTTATAGTAATTATAGGAAAAAGTGGAAGCGGAAAGAGTATTATCCTAAGAACCATTAGCTTATTAAAATGGTTATATAAACAAGAACAAATAAAATCTTTCCATGAGGCAAAGTTATTTAATAATATAAATCAAAAAGAATTTATGAATTATCTTAAAGAGTCAATGCTGGATATTTATGTTAATCATAGCACAGAGATTACACTTATAGATGATAAGCCTTTAATAGAAATAAAAGGTAAAAATATAACTTTATATCAAGAACGCATAAAAACAGAGCAGTTAATTGGAAAAATAGTATTTATAAATGATGTTAGAAATTTTTTACCTGAACTACTTGCAATTCCTAGGCAAAGAGAAATTAAAGCATCTTATCACACAAATGATATGATAGCAAATTTTATAGAAAGCATTAACGAAGTAAAGAATTTTCAACTAAAGACTATGGAAAATACGACATTAACGACTGAAAACGAAGCTGGGTTTATTAAGTTCTATTTAATTCACAATGATATAAAAATACCTTTTGAGCAATCAAGCTCTGGTGAAAAAAGCACTAGTGTAATGGAAACAATAAGTAGTTATTTTTCATATGTATATGACATTAAAAATAAAAGTTTAGACAAAATCGCTATTGAAAATATAATATTTGATCTTAAAAAATCAATAAGCACTAAAGGCAAATTCACTGAAAACAATGTAATTAAAAGAATTAAACTTATTGAAACTCTATTATCTGAAAAAAATAAACCAACTTTAGATATTTTTATAGAAGAACCTGAAACAAATCTATTTCCAACTAATCAAAAAAATATAGCATATTATCTTTCAAGTCTTAGAAATGCTAAAAATAACCCAAATGTTATGTTTTCAACCCATAGTCCTTATATGCTGACAGCATTAAATAATATTCTTTATGCTTCAATAATTAAACCAAAATTACACGAAAATGAACAAAATAATATCTACAAAATAATCAAAAAAGACAACATTTTTAACCATAAAGACTTCATAGCTTATAAGCTAGAAAATGGAAAATCTTATTCAATTATAGATAAAGAGACAATGTTAATTGATGCTAAATATATAGATACCGCTTCAAGTGAAATCATGGATGATTTTTATAAAATAATAGAGTTAGATAAATGAAATTAAAACAGTTTATAGATGAAAACGAGTGCTATAATAAAACATTAGTATGTAAAGATAGTGTAAAATTAATACTTGAATGCAATGGAAGAAAATTTTATAAAATTTTAATTGATACAAAAGATATTAATAAATTAGAAAATAAACAATCAAGATGTGATTATGTTGTTACTACAACTGATTTAAAAGATATAATTATATACACAGAATTAAAAGGTGGAGATTTAAAAACAGCTTATGAGCAAATACTAGCTATATATGAATTACTTAATGAAGATTTTGAAAAACGATATATAGCCATATCACATACTGGAAATCCACAAGCAAGTACTATAGCGCAAAATTATGGAAAAAAATTAAAAGATAGAAAATTTAAACTACCTCCACTAACTTCAAGTAAAATTTTATCGCTTAAATATGATCCAAATACTCAAAAAATTAGCAAATAAAATCACTCATTCAACTCCTTAATCTTTCTAATCTGAATTTCGCATTGCCTATACTTGTAAAAAAGTAAAGAATAAGCATTTAAAATATCTAGTTCATTTTTTGCCTTTGGCTTTTCAAGGGGGCTTAATGTTAGTAGTTCTTGCGGAATTCTTACTTTTTGAATTTCTATTTTGGTTACTACTTGTTGAGTTTGCATCCCACAACCTATCAACGACATCGTTAAAAAGCTTGGTAATATTATTTTCATTGCTTTTATAAATGTATTCTTTAACATATTCTATCCTTTCTTTAACTTCGTTTTTTTGATTGTTTGCTTCATTGATCGCTTTTAATTCTGCTTTATGAATTTGCGTAAGTTCTTTTAGCCTTGCTTCGTTGTTTTTATTAATCTCTAAAGCTAAGGCTAAATCACTTCGACTTTTTTCTAATTTTGCTTGAGTGCTATCAAGTCTTAGATAAAAATATCCTGCTAAGATTGCCATTAAAGCTAAGGCGATATAAAGCTTTGCATTTCCAAATAAAAGATTTATCATATTTTGTTTTAGAAGTTTAAGTAAGGTTTTTGTATAATACCCCTAAGGGTTAGCCGTAGGTCTGACCCCCTATGGCTAAATT